GTCGGATCGGCCACCTCTTTGTCCAGCGGCTTGCGGCCACGGTCTTGCTCAGGGGTGTCGTCAACGATTTCGATCTCGACCTCGTCGGCGCTTGCGCCAACTTTCACTTCAAGATCAGTGCTCTGATCTTGTTTGTTCTCAACGTCTTGCACGTCGTCCTGCTCGTCAGGAAACTTGTATCCAGCCATGGTTTCTCCTTTAAGCGCGTGTCAGGCCACGCGGGTCCTCAACAACTGCATCCACCTGATCGTCGTTGATCAGTCGGAATTCCTTGCCGAAAATCTTGAATCGGGTGCCCGAGTAGGTGCGCACCAGCACAAAGTCACCTTCCTTGCACCATGGTCCGGTAGGGAACTTGCTCTGGTCTTTGTACGCATCCGGACCAACTTTCAGCACGAACAGCACCGTGGTGGCGTGCTCTTCCTGCTTCATGAAGGTGTCGGCTTTGACGATCGAGGAGTTCTCGAACGTGTCTGCAACGTCGGGAACGACGCACAGAATTTTCCAACCCGTAGGCTCAGGCAGCGACTTGGCTTTCTGATCCGCAGGGATGTTCTCGTCTTGAGCATCCTTGGGTTGGATGCGCGCAGGCAGGCTTACGCCCGGGGGCAAAATGAGTTGGGGTTCACTCATCCGATTTCTCCAGTCTTTCAGCAAGGTCTAGTAGGTGGCGCTCTGCAATGGCAAGACCTTGAATGACACCGCAGAGTTTTTGATATTGCTCGAACGACTGGCAGGCCCCTCCTGCCATGTCGTCCGCGTAGTTGTTCATGTCCGTGCGTAACTTCTCGCGCAGTACGCGTGCGAATTCTTGGATCATGTGGTTGAGGGTTTACCCTTGGTTGGTTGTGGACGCGCCGCCTGTTGGCGGCTCTTGGCGATGTCGATGCCCATGCGGGCACCTTCACGTTCTTGGTCGGCTTCGAGCTTGTCGGCCTTAAATGCAGCGTCGATCTGCATCTGCTTTTCCTTGAGCGCCAGCTCGTCTGCACGGGCGGCCGCGTCCGCAGCGATCTTCTTCTCCTTGAGCGCAACTTCCTGCGCCTTGATCTGAAGCTCCTGTTGCTGCATCTGCACCACCGGGTCTTGGGCTTGCTGCTGTGCCTGCTGCTGGGCAGCCTGCGCTTGGCTCTCGGCCAAGACCTGTTGGGCAGCTTGGGCCATCATGCTCGACAGCGCCAGCTCGACCTGCGGAGGCAGCTTCTCTTCCTCGGGCGGCAGGGCCATACCCAGCTGCTGCTCGATCTTCTGGCGGTAGGCATAGGCCACGTGCTCGGCAATGTGTGCCTGCATGGCCGCCATGATCTGGGGCGCCCGGGGATTCTGCCCCACCAGCTGCGCAATGATCGGGTCCTGCATGGCCGAGGTGTGCACCTGAATGTGGGCTTGGTGGTCCTGATACACAAACGCCTTGAGCGGCTCGCCCTTGAGGGCGGCCATGTTCTCAGACACCGGGTCCTTGGGCTTCTCGTCCTCGGGCAGCGGCACCAGCTTGTCGGCGTCCTTGATACCCAGCACCTCCAGCATGCCACGGTGCAGCTTGGGCAGGTCGTAGATGTCCGGAGCCGTCTGGGAAAGCTGGATCACCGCTTGGTACTGCACCACGCGCTGGCTCAGGGTGGCCGCGTTCGGGTCACTCACCGGGATCACGTCCACGTCGTCGTAGTCCGAGCGTTTGGCGCGCGGTGTGCCCTCGTCCGGCTGGTAGTCGTAGTCCTCGTCCGTGTAGTCGCGGATCAGGTCACGGATCAGTTGCAGCTCTTCCTTGAGCGCGTAGTGCACGCGCGCCTGCACGGCCGTCATGACCTTGAGCTGGCGCTCCAGCAGGGCCAGCGTGGTGCCTACCGGTGCCTGCGCAGACATGTCGGAGACCTTCATGTCTGCTGTCGCGGCGAAGCGACGGCCTTCTTCCACGACCGTGTTCAGGAGGTTGTACAGGGTGGCCGATGGCTCTTTGTACGGCAGCGGCAGGATGTTGTCGCGCAGTGTGCCCGAGCCCACGTCGGCATCGCGGAACTCGCCCGGGGCGATCGGGGTGTCGTCGCCCTTGATCCGCAGACCACGGGTCTTCAGGCCGCCGGGCAAGTTGGCCAGCGTGCCGGCGTCGATCAGCTGACGCATCAGGCTGGTCGCGCTGTTGGCGAACCCACCGATCAGGTGGAACAGGCCGAAGCCGTAGGCGCCAAAGCCGGGGATGTACTGGTAGTGCACGAAGTGCTCGCGCTTCAAGCGCAGGGGGTCATCCTCGCGCCAGTTGCGACGGATGGCCAGCACGGTGTTCTGGCCACGGATGAACGTCACCACGTACGGCAGCATGATGCCGGTGGGCTCGCCATCCTCATCCTTGTCGCACAGCGGGTCGCCCTTGATGCACAGGTCAACGTGACACTCGATCAGGGTGTAGCGATCGTCGTTCAGATCGGCAAAACCCGTCTCCTTGTCCTTGGCCTTGTTGATCTCGTCGACGTGCTTGTCCGGCGAGCCGATGTCCACGTCGCGGTAGAAGCCGGCCGCTTGCAGCTTCCTGATCTCGTTCTCGGTCTTGCGCATCACGTGCGAAAGCCGGTAGCAAGTCTGGATGTTGGATGTGCCGTACGGCAGGATGATGTCTTCGGCCGGGATGAAGATGCTCACCTGACGGCCGAGGTTCGGATCGAAATACACCTTTTTGAACGCGGAGCCGGTGGCCGGCAGCGACCACAGCATGCGCTCGTGCTCCGGTCGGAACTCGACCATCTCGTCGGTGAGCTGGTAGTTCATGTCCGCCTCGACGCGCTTGGCCGCGTCCTGCTTCTCCGGGGTCTGCTTGCCACGGATTTTGGTGCGCACCGGGCCTTGGGCCGGGAACGTCTCGGTGATCGTCTCTGACTGGAACCTTACAACCGCTTCCGTGATCATCGGGTGGAACACGCCGCTGGCGCCGTCCCATGGCTCCGTTCTCTCTTCAATCTGGAGGCCCAGCAGTTTGAGCCCCGTCACATAGGCCTTCTCCCACTCCTTGCGGGAGTTCTTGTCGTTGTCGATGTCGCCGGCCAGCTCACTGGCCATGCTGTCGATCTCGCTATCGTCAAGGTACTCGGCGAGGTTGGCGTCGAAGTCCTCAATGCTTGGCTCGCCCTTCTCGATGTCGATTTCCAGTGGGCCGGCGTCAATGTGCACTGCTTCCGGGTCAACGATCTCAATCTCGATCGGTTCCTGCTCTTGCGCAAGCTCGTCCAGTCCTGCCGGTTGTTGGAAGAGCGCCTTGTCGATGTTCGTGGCCATAGGGGTCCTCAGTAGTACGCCGCCCTGCGGCGCTGAAAGAAGCGGTCTTCAGGCTCATCCGAGTCCAGACTGATGAACCCGCCCTGACGGTAGCGCAGGAGCGCCTGAGTCGTCGTGTCCACGTAGTCGTCGTGCTCGCCAACCGGGAAAGCCGCCACTTCCTCTATCACTTCACGCGCCCAGCGCGTGTCCGGTGCCCAGACTTTACCCGAGCTGAACAGGTCAGCGACGGCGTTCAGGCGCACCATTTTGTCATTTCCCCGGCTCGGTGTAAATTCAGACACGGGGATGCCCATCTGCCGCAGCTCTTGGATCAGGGGTGCGCCGGCCGCCTTTTTCTCGACCACGAACGCGTCGGGCTGCCACTCCTTGTAGTGCTTGAGCGCAATTTCCTTGAGTTCCGGGAACGCCATCCGATCCTTGAACGCATCGAGCAGGATCACCTGCGGCGCGTTGCCCTCCTCCTCGTTGTACCAGACGCCCCACGTCGTGCAGGCGCTGTAGTCGGAGTTGTTCTTGGTCTCAAAGGCCGTGTCCCAGCTCTGGATCACGTACTCGCACGGCGGTGGATCGTCATTTGGCCAGATGCGCCAGTGTTTGCGAGAGACAATGGCCGAGGATTCCGCAGTCGGCTGCTGCATGTACTGCGCGTTCCAATACCGTGGGTCCAGCGCCGCCTTGGTTGCCTTGAGGGACTCCAGCGGCCACTGCTCCGGCCAGAGCGACTTCTCGTGCTCGGTGTCTTCGTTGAGGATGGCCGGCAGCTCCACGATCTCCCATGGGATCGAGTCCGGATTCTTGACTTGGTAGTCGATCAGGCGCCCGGTCAGGTCCAACAGGGACCAACGGGTCATGATAATGATGATCGCGCCGCCCGGCATCAAGCGCTGCAAGGGCCCCGTCTGGAACCACGACCACGCGGTGTCGAAAGCCAGCCGGCTGTTGGTCTTCACGTCCTGTTCGGAGTGCGGGTCGTCAATTACAAAAAGGTCGGCACCACGACCAGCAAGAGCACCACCGACACCAGCAGCATAGTATTGGCCGCCAGCCGACGTAGACCACTTTCCAGCGGCCTTTTGGTCGTCAGCCACGAGCGTTTGTGGGAAGACTTCACGGTATTCCTCCGAGTCCAGCAAATTTCGGATGCGCCGGCCGAAGTCTTCAGACAGACCTGCCGTGTGCGTGCCCATGATGATCTTCTTGTTCGGATACTTACCTAGAAAGTACGCAGGAAACAGGTACGAGCTGAACTCGGACTTGCCCATACGCGGCGCGATGTTGATGATCACGCGCTTTTTCCGACCCTCGATCACGTCGGTGAAGATTTTGGCCAGCTTTTTGTGGTGCGGGCCGATCTTGAAGCCCGGGTAGACCGCCTTGGCGAAGCCCAGCATGTTGTCTTGAGCCGCCGCAAGCCGCGCGCGGTGCTCGCGCAGCTCCAAATCCTTGAGCAGTTCTTCCTTCTCGGCCGGCGTCATGTGCGGCAGAGCTTTCTGGAGCGCTTCAAGCTCCAGTTTGGTCAAGGTTGTGAGGTTTTTCACTCGGCGTCGTCCCGGGGGAGGCCCAGCTTGCTCATTTTTTCAGCATCTTCGTAGATGTCCACCACATCGACCACACCCATGAACTTGCTGAGCTTGTCCTTGATGCGCTGATCGAGCTCGCCGTCGCTGAGTTCTTCCTTCTTGATCTCGATCTTCTCGGTGAACAGGCCCACTTCTGTGACCTTGCCCAGCAAAGCGAGCGCCTTCAAGCGGATGTTGGGGTTGGCGTTGGTCGTCTCTTCCACCAGCTTGGCCACCGTGTAGCCGCGAAGCTCCTTGGCCTGCTCGATGAACTCCCAGTCGTACGCAGAAAGCATGCCTGTCAGATGCCTGACAGCTTCCGGGGTTTTGAGCTGGGCCAGCGCGGCCTTCTGTTCGAGGGTGGTGGTGTTGGTGGTGAGCGTACCGAACGCTTTGCGGGCGTCGGCCTTCTCGATGTCGGCGATGACTTCGTCGTCGGGCGGGGCGCCCAGTTCTTCCAACCAGCTGCTGGTGGCCACTTGGGCCGCCAAGACTTCGTCCGGCCCGGCTTTCTCAAGCGGGGTCATGGGTCCGGGCGGTGTGGGTTCCGGGTTGAATTGCACCAGATGGTCGAACATTTATTGCGAAGGCCTTGTCACCTCGATGGGCGGACTGTACACTACTTTTCGACAGCGGCGCAAGCAGTTGTCTTGTTTCATGTGTTTATCTCCTTAAAGGTTTTTGCCCCCGGCTCACCCCGGGGGCTTTTTTACGTCCAGCGTTTGACAAGGGTTTTTGAAAATTTTTTGAAATTTTTGGGGTGGGGTATGGGACCCGGCTGTCAAACTTTGTTCAGCGTTTTACATTTTGCTGAGAGCGGTTGTGGAACAGTGTTCATGTCATGTCGCCATGCCGCCGCCAAAAACGGGGGGTCACCCCACGGTGGGGTTCAGCCCATGCCAAATCTGGCTGTCAAGAGGATTCCATAACGTACTTCCATACAATAGAGGTAACACATAGGGATTCGCTCTGTGTGTTATTTCAACCTTTCCTATTGGAGAATCAACCATGACTGCAATCAACAAGACCGCCATCTTCGCCGTGTTCAATGACGCTGACAATTCGTCAGCCAGTTTTGCCGACCGCCTGTTCAAGCTCGGCATCGGTGACCGCGCCACGGCCAAGCCGTTGGCAATGGAGTGGGCCGCCAACAAGTACAAGGCCAAGATCGAGCAGGGCCAGCGCGGTGACAAGTTGCCAACCAACTCGGCCGCCGAGCGTGCGATGTATCGCGTGCTGGACGTTTGCTTCCCCAAAGCCGACATGCCCAAGGCCAAGCCCACCACATCCAAGCATGTCGATCCCGTGGCCAAACTGCTCGCCGCGTACGCCAAGCTCACACCGGCAGAGAAGCGCAAGTTCCTCAACCGCATCTGACTGACACGATGTCAGTGAGTTTTTCGCAAGAGGTCAGCGGGCGGGGTTCGCCTGCTGTTTCCTTTCTTGTCCAGCGCAATCCGCGCAATATTCTTTCTTCTCGCGCCACATCGGCGCTTTTCTTTTGGAGCACCACCATGAGCAAGACCAACCGCTATTCCATCCACATCCGCGAATCCGAGCGTGCCAAGCTACGCGCCCTGCGGGATGACTTCGCCCGTATGGCCAGCGACGCCGCATACAAACGCGCCGTCATAGAGGAGGCCCGCGCCCGCGAAGCCGAGTGGGACACCATCAAGGCCAGCACCCACCGCCTCAAGCAACGGCGCCTGTTCAAATGAGGGAACCGGGGACTCACTGACGTGCTGTCAGTGAGTTCTCTGCAACATGTTGTGGAGAAACTATGCAAAAAACACATACCCACCTCTGTCCAGCGGTTACATCGCGGTGGGACACCACATGGGTACGCTCTAACCCGCATGGTTGCTTGCGTCCCAGATGAGCGTGACCAATACCCCTATATATAAATATAAGATTTTCCTTAGATATGTATATCTGTATGTGCAAGTGGGTAACCATTTTGGCGGCCTTTGTTTTGTTGCTTGGCTACTTCTTGTGTTTTCGGGAATTTATGGACACCTGTGTCTGACCCCGTACAAACGGCGTGGTTATG